AAACATAAGGACTAATAGGATTTATTAACATACAATATTTTATCAATAACTCGGAGAAATTAATGAAGACAAGCGCAATAATAAAACAAAGAATAGAACAAGCAGGCGACAGATATTGGGCCGGTGATAACATTTCAAAACATATCAAAGACGGTGAAAAACAACAATTAATTGATGAATTAACTGAACAGTTTGAAGCAGTGCTAGATGGACTTGTAATTGATCGTTATAGAGATCCTAATTCACAAGAAACAGGCAAGCGTCTTGCTAAGATGTATATTAATGAGTTAATGGCAGGGCGCTATAATCCAATGCCAGATGCAACTGCCTTTCCTAACCACACAGACGAACCATATAAAGGCATGTTGGTAGTACGAAGCGAATTATTAAGTATGTGTTCACATCACCATCAACCAGTTAAAGGTGTAGCTTATATTGGAATTATTGCAGCCGACACACTAATTGGATTAAGTAAGTACACTCGTATTGCTCAATGGTGTGCAAGGCGCGGCACATTGCAAGAAGAACTTGCTATGGACATTGCAAGAGAAATTGCATCTGCTACTGGATCAAAAGATGTAGCGGTTTACGTACAGGCTCAACACGGGTGTTGCGAAAATCGAGGCATTATGGCTCATAGCAGTCTTACACAAACTACTGTATTAAAAGGAGCATTTAGTGATGATCCTGCTACTAAAAAAGAGTTTTTTGATAACATTAAACTACAACAAGAGTTTACCCTAAGATGAAATGGTTTAAAAGAAAATTACGCAGCTATTTAGAAAGTGTTATGTATGATTCTATTGGTATAGATAGTACTAATTTAAAAATAACAAAAGAAACTAATAGACCAGATACCGAACCTGTGTTAAACTTCAGAGTGTACAGTGCCGAAAATGGTCGTATCTTAGAATTTAATAAATACGATAGGGTAAAGGACCGTACAGACACTAGGATATACATCATTGGCAAAGATGAAGAAATTTCCAATAAAGTAAGTAAATGTTTGAGTTTGGAGTTACTGCGATGAAATTAAGATACAGTGAAGCATTTTACAGTGTACAAGGCGAAGGCATGTTTGTAGGAGTACCAAGTGTATTCCTACGCACCTTTGGTTGTAATTTTCGTTGCATGAACTTCGGCCTTCCAAAAGGCGAAGGCAATCGCTGGGAAAAGCACAGCCGTGGAGAACGTTATAATCCAGAAGTAAAAGCACTTTTAGACGCCAACGTTCATGAGACAACTGAAAAGTTTGAAGACTTACCAATTGTACACACAGGTTGCGATACCTATGCAAGCATTTATCCAGAATTTAAAAAGTTTAATAAACTAGCAGAAGTCGACGAAGTAGTCGAGCATTTACTAAGTCTAACTCCTGAAGGTAAATGGACTATGGATAATGGCCAAGATGTGCATCTTATTTTAACAGGAGGCGAACCGTTGTTGGCATGGCAAAGACTTTACGTAGATCTGTTCGAACATCCCCGCATGGAGGATCTAAGAAATGTTACAATTGAGACTAATACTACACAACATTTACACGAAGACTTTAGAGCTTATCTTCGAGATAAGGCGAGATTTCGAACAACATTTTCTTGCAGCCCTAAGCTCTCCGTATCAGGAGAACCTTGGGAAGACGCGATCAAGCCTGGTGTGGCTGCTGACTATGCTAGTATTGTTCATAGCAATATCTATCTTAAATTTGTGGTTGCTGATAAGGATGATGTGGATGAAGTTGAGAAAGCTGTTCAGGAGTACCGAAATGTCGGGGTGGACTGTCCTGTATACGTCATGCCCTTGGGGGGCCGGAGCGAAGGTTATGCGCTTACCGAACAAACGGTTGCACACCTTGCAATGGAACGAGGATGGCGATTCAGCCCAAGAATGCATATCGGATTGTTCGGGAACCAGTGGGGTACATGAGTTAGACAACTATCTAGATTCGGAAATGCCTAGTGAATTTGATACATATCTTAAAGAAACACCCAGAGGTATAAAATCCGATGAGCATTTAAACACGATAAGGAAAAACTTTGATTAATTGGGGAACGCTTAAAAAAGCAGTAGATAAAAATCGTTTTTAGACGGAGTTAATAGGAGACAAACATGAAACAATGGATTAAGAAAATAACAGGCATCGCAGAGTTAGAAGCTGCGGCGCTGGCTGCAACTAACAAGCGTATTGCCGAAGAACAGCGTATTGCAGAACTTGCAGAGAAAAAAGCCAAAGCAGAAGAGTTGACTGAAAAAGCTAAAAACGATGAAGAGCTTGCTAAGATGACCCTTAAAGAACGTGCTACTGCTAAAGGCGAGCCATGGGTAAATGTTTTAGACGTAAAAGTAAACGAAGACAACATACGCAACGGATTCTTTGAACTTGATTGGAATGATCTCTTTATTCAAGAATTACGTATTGCAGGATATGGCTTAGATGGCGATCCTGAAGAAGAGATCGTTGACCGTTGGTTCAGAGATATTGTATTTCAGATGCTAGAAGCAGAAGGCATGGATACAAGTCGTGGCGCAGGCTATATTAACGTTGTTCCGCTTGACCAAGGAAAAAGCGAAATTTCATGAATTTAGTTGCGTTTGGGTGTAGTTATGTAGAAGGCTCAATTACACAAGGGCCAAATCAAAACAATTTGCAGAATGCTAAAAAGATTAGCTTTGTTAAACGTCTCGAAGAATACAACAAAAATATTACCAGCAGTAAGAATTACGGCGAACGTGGCATGTCAAACGAAATGATTGTGCACGATGTATATCGTTACCTCAAAAAAGGTGAACAAAAAAACAAAGAAATAATGTTAGTTAGTTGGTCCGGAGTTACTCGACCATCGTTTTATAAATGGAATAAAGATCAGTACAAACGAGTTACTACTGCCGAGCATCATTATCATGGCAACAAGGATCCATACTTTATATACGACAGCTTGCAAGCATTTATATATAAATTAGCAAAAATGTATAACAAATACATAATATTTACTAGTGCTTTTGTTCCATGGTCGCATCTGACACAAGTATATTCAGCCAATGACTTAAAAGAAATGAACTACTTAGAACCTAAATATTTTAGAAATACGCTAAGTGACATTATAGCGTTGCGTTTTAAATCACACGATGTTCTTAATCCAGGTGTTGTTAATTACGAATTAAAAGAGAACCAGTGGATTAACGATCAAGAAAATCATTTTGACTTTAATGATAACATATTTGTCGAACCGTGTAGACATCCAAGTGCCGAGGGCCACAAATTAATTGCAAAAACTCTAAGTCCATACATTGATCGTTTATTAGAGACAGGAAAATTATGAGATTTATTGCATTTGGTGATAGCTTTGTAGAAGGCACTATCATGAAAGGGCCTCACACAAACTACCAAAATGTAAAAGCCTGTAATGAAATTAGTTTTGTTAATCATCTTAAAGGATTTGACTCTGTGCATAATATTGGTGCAGCAGGTGCATCAAACGAAATGATTGCTCACGCTGCATATAAATATCTCCAGAAAGAAACTACTATAAACGAAACTATTCTTGTAGCTTGGTCCGGAATGTGGAGATTTGCATATTATAATACAGTCACAGGCAACTATGTACATATAAATAGAAAAATAAATAAGCAAAGCTATCGCGATCCTATATTCCTAGTTGATAGTTTCATTCCGTTATTGTATCATCAAGCACAAAAGACTAACCGAAAGATTTTCTTTACTAGTTCGTTTGTATCTTATCCTGCTATATTAAATGCGTTTAGTCCAACAGAATTAAAGGCGTACAACTATATTCTACCAATGCATTTTAGAAATACGTTATTTGATATTATAACTCTGCGATTTAAGTCACAACGTATTAGTCGAGATGGAGTAATGCCAGAACAATTAGATAGTCTGCATACTAATCTCAAAGGCGACCTTGATAAAGAAACGATGTTTGATATTCAAGATAACAAGTTCGTTGCTCCATGCAATCATCCAACTCCTGAAGGTCACAAGCTAATAGCTAAGACCTTGCAACCTTATATCTCTTGACAAATAAGTCAAAAACTGTTATATTATATATAATTAATAATAGGATTTACTATGAGCACATATATACTTGTAGACACTGCTAATACTTTTTTTCGAGCGCGACATGTTGTACGCGGCGACGTTGATACAAAAGTTGGCATGGCACTACATATTACACTAGCAGGTGTTAAGAAGGCGTGGCAAGATTTCGATGCAGATCATGTTGTGTTCTGCTTAGAGGGCAGAAGCTGGCGCAAAGACTTTTACGAACCATACAAGCGCAACCGCAAAGAATCACGCGATGCAATGACAAAGGCGGAACAAGAAGAAGACGAAATCTTCTGGGAAATATTTGACGAATTTAAAAATTTTATAACTGAAAAGACAAACTGCACTGTGTTACGCAATCCGGTACTCGAAGCTGATGATTTAATCGCAGGATGGGTGCAAAATCATCCTAATGACCATCATGTTATTATTAGCACCGACAGCGATTTTGCACAATTAATTGCTCCTAACGTTAAACAATATAACGGTGTTAGCAATATAACCATTACACACAATGGCTATTTTGACGAGAAGGGCAAGTCTGTAATTGATAAAAAAACAAACGAATCTAAGCCTGCGCCAGATCCGCAATGGTTACTGTTTGAAAAATGTAT